AATCGTATTCGGAAAATCCTTGGTGACCAGTCTGTGAAGCGTCTTTCGCCATGGGGCTATATCGATGCACGGACCATCAAAGAGTTCAACAAAGAGGTTACAGTTTATAACATCGTGGGCCTATCGGTTCTCGATTATATGCAAGTGTTTTCCAAGTTCGACTATGCGTATGGCACACCTGAAAGCATGAAACTGGACCACATCGCCTATCTAGTCCTGGGCGAAAAGAAACTGTCCTATGAAGAACACGGCAACTTGTTCAATCTGTATCATGCCGATCACCAGCTTTACACGGATTACTGTGTGAAGGACGTCATGCTGATAGCACGACTGGAAGACCAGTTGAAACTCCTGGAACTTGTGATCACCATTGCTTACATGGCAGGTGTAAATTACACCGACTGCCTTGGAACCGTGGGCATCTGGGACACAATCATTTACCGTTTCCTATGCGACATGAATGTGGTCGTTCCGCCTAAAGAGCATAAGCACAAAGCAGAATATCCTGGTGGATATGTCAAGGACCCAATGGTAGGTTTGCAGAAGTGGGTGACATCATTCGACCTTAACTCGCTGTATCCAAACCTTATCGTCCAGTACAACATTTCTCCCGAGACGTTGGTTGACGAGGTCCACTATCCAAATGGCGTCAAGCATTTCATGGACAATCCTGCCGAGAATCCAACCTATTCAGTTGCAGCAAATGGCTCTATGTACCGCAAGGACAAACAAGGCGTCATGCCCAAGATTGTTGTGGATTATTATGCGCAACGTAAAGCAATCAAGGGACAGATGCTTGGCAAAGAATCTGAGCGCGAGGAAATGAAGAAAGAAGGCAAAGACGTGTCTTCTATTTCACGCGAGATTGTCCAGTTGAACAACAAACAGATGGCTGTCAAAATTTTGCTCAACTCTATGTATGGCGCCCTTGGTAACGCATACTTCCGATACTTTGATCTACGCATGGCAGAAGGCATCACACTGTCTGGCCAACTCTCCATTCTGTGGGCCGAGCGTACCATCAACCAAGCAATGAACAAGCTGCTAGGAACCAACAACAAGGATTATGTTATTGCAATTGACACCGATTCCTTGTATATTAGTATGATGGACTTGGTAGAAAAGTTCAAGCCAGAGGATCCAGTCAAATTTCTTGATGAAGCCTCGAAAAAATCTTTCACACCCACACTAAACAAAGCTTACGGCGACTTGGTCGATCATATGGGCGCTTATGCGTCGCGTATGGTCATGGATCGCGAGGTCATTGCTGATGTTGGAGTATGGACAGCTAAAAAGCGATACATCCTTAACGTCCACAACTCCGAAGGTGTGCAGTACACCACACCTAAACTTAAAATGATGGGCATTGAAGCGGTGAAGTCATCGACGCCACAAGTGGTTCGAGACAAATTCAAGGACTGCTTCCGTATCATCATGGAGAATGACGAGGAAAAACTCCAACAGGAAGTTCGTGAATTCCGTAAAGAGTTTGGTAAAATGGAACCACACCTTATCGCGTTTCCACGAGGCATCACGGAATTGGACAAGTGGGCTGATCCAGTCACAATCACCAAAAAAGGTTGCCCTATCCATGTCCGAGCTGGAATTTATCACAATTCCCTACTGAAAAAGAAGGGCGTGGAGAAAATTTATGATGAAATTCGGGCTGGGTCTAAGATCAAGTTCGTCTATCTCAAAACACCAAATCCAATCCAATCCAACGTTATCGGCTTTGAAATGTACATGCCAAAGGAATTTGGTCTGCATGATTATGTGGACTATCAAATTCAGTTTGACAAGACTTTTCGCGATCCACTCAAAATGATCACCGACGCTATGGGCTGGCAACTGGAAAAAGTTAATACCCTAGAACAATTCTTTGGATAAAGGAGACTATATGTCACTAATGGATAAACTAAAGTCTGGTAGCACAATCAAGGATTCTGCGCCTATTTCGGAGTCAGCGGTCTTTACGGTTGCTGATATGTCTCCGACCCGAGTTCCGATGTTGAACGTTGCGCTCGGTGCCACTTTTAACTCAGGAGTTATGCCTGGCCTGCACATGCTTGCGGGTCCGTCGAAACACTTCAAATCCGCATTTGCGTTGCTTATGGCAGGCGCACATATGAAGGCCAATCCAAATTCCATCTTGCTCTTTTACGATTCCGAATTTGGTACACCACAGGACTATTTTGATTCATTTGATATCCCGATGGATAGGGTGTTTCACGTTCCTGTGACTGATATCGAAGACTTGAAGCAAGATATGGCCAAGCAGTTGAAAGAAAACTTGGACCGTAAGGACGAGGTGATCATCATTGTTGACTCCATCGGCAACTTGGCTTCCCGCAAGGAAGTGGATGACGCCGTAGACGGCAAGACCGTTGCCGACATGACACGAGCCAAGCAAATGAAATCCTTGTTCCGCATCGTTACGCCACACCTGCGGCTGAAAAACATTCCTATGATTGTTATCAACCACACATACAAGGAAATTGGCTTGTATCCTAAAGACATCGTGTCTGGTGGTACAGGTGCCTACTATTCGTCCGATGCCATCTGGATTATCGGCAGGCAGCAACAAAAAGAAGGCACCGAAGTCGCTGGGTGGAACTTTATTATCAACGTGGAGAAATCTCGCCATGTTCGCGAAAAGTCCAAGATTCCTATTCGTGTCATGTATGACGGCGGCATTGCCAAATGGTCGGGCATGTTTGAGATTGCCGAGGCTCTGGGATATGTTCGCAAGCCTAAAGTCGGATGGTACGAGGTGATCGATCCAGACACCGGAGAGGTGCTATCCACCAAACTTATGCGTAAAGCTGAGCTGGAATCATCAGATGAAATGTGGACAAAGCTTATGGACTCCACAGAGTTTCCCGCAAAGGTAACACAACATTATAAGATTGGCGGAAAATCGCTATTCTCAGATGACCAGATGTTTCTAACCGAAGGAGAGTGAATTGATTGAACGGACTATTCTGTCCTCGCTAGTTGAAAATGAGGAATATACTCGCCGAGTAATGCCGTATATAGATGATGAATACTTTGGAGATTACGGTGAAAAAGAGGTCTTCAAAACAATCAAAACACATATCACAAACTACAACGGGCTTCCTACAAAGGAAGCCCTTGCCATCGCAATCGAAAAACGCGATGACCTAAACGACGACCAGTTTTCCGACATGATGGAAATCCTGGACAATCTGTCATATGATGAAAAGACGGATATGGACTGGCTTATGGACGAGACAGAAAAATTCTGTCAGGACAAGGCGGTTTACAATGCAGTCAAAAAGTCCATTCAAGTTTTGGACGGACGCGACAAAGACATGGACCGCGGTGCCATTCCTCAACTGTTGGCACAGTCACTAGGCGTATCCTTTGATCCTAATGTCGGTCACGACTTTCTGGGAGATTTCTCCGACCGGTTTGATTTCTATCATAAGGTGGAATCGAGACTTCCGTTTGACCTAGAAATGATGAACACCGTTACGAGAGGTGGACTTCCTCCTAAGTCTCTTACCGTTGCTCTGGCGGGTACGGGTGTGGGTAAAACTCTGTTTATGACCCATTGCGCCGCTGCAAACCTAATGGACAACAAAAATGTCCTGTACATCACCAACGAAATGGCTGAGGAACGTATCGCCGAAAGGATCGATTCCAACCTCATGGATATTCCGGTCGATCACATCCTGACGCTAAGTCGAGACGCCTACTCCGATCGAATGGGACAACTCAAAAAGCGAACAAACGGCAAGCTAGTCATCAAGGAATATCCTACGGCATCGGCTTCTGTTGCACATTTCAGACACCTCTTGAATGAGCTTCGCCTTAAGTCCAAATTCGTGCCAGATATCATCTATATTGACTACCTCAACATTTGTATCAGTTCCCGCCTTAAGATGGGCTCGAATGTAAACTCCTACACGTATATCAAGGCCATTGCCGAAGAATTTCGTGGACTGGCCGTGGAATTTGGTGTTCCTATCGTAACAGCAACCCAGACCAATCGATCCGGCTTCACATCTTCCGACCCTGGTCTGGAAGACACCTCGGAATCGTTTGGTCTGCCTGCTACCGCCGACTTTATGTTCGCTCTGGTGACATCAGAGGACCTAGAGGCGTTGGGTCAAATTATGGTGAAACAATTGAAGAACAGGTGGGGAGATATTGGTAACCCGAAGAGGTTCGTTTTAGGTATTGACAGGCCTAAAATGAAACTCTATAACGTTGAACAGTCAGCACAAAATGGTGTTTCGAACGAGGACACACCAGTGATGAGCGGCACAGATTTTGGCTCAAGGCAAGAGGAAAATGAAATGTCTTCAGGCGGTTCACGGAAACCAAGATTTAGAGGATTCAGCTAATGTACACAGTCGAGGGAAACAAGGTGTATTTTGATGGGAAACTGATCCACAAATCCAAAAGCAAAACAAGGGCCGAAAAGCTTTGCCGACAACTTAGCTCGGGCTCTGGATTCAATCTCCATGTGCCCGACTTCTTTTTTATGTTTTGTAAGGAGTAAATATGATCAATTTTTTAAAGGGACTTTTCGCCAAGACCGAAGTCGACCGTTCGGCAGACTGTCTAGATGACGAGTTTAGGAAAATCATTAAGGACGCATATGCGCTGGAAAATCCAGACCAGCATCCTGGTGAAATCATGGCAATATTGTACGTCATGGCGCAATACACCCACCACAGTGAACTTTATGCGGATTTTCTGAGTCCCGAGTATCTGAAAGAGCTTGAACATGCCGTAGAACTGGAATATGGCAATATCCATAAAAACGTCTATAGTTTGTTTATCCACTCAAAATCAGGCTATTTTCACTCTACTACTCCAGGCAAAGTAAAAGAACTGCATGACAATCTCCGAAAATGAGGTCTTTATTGACGTAAAGACCGCGCTAAAAGAATCCGAAATGCTTGAAATCGGACGTACCCAATATGATGTGGATCACATGATTGAAACTGCCTCCCGACTGTCAAAGGTGCCCAAGTTCCTGGTTTCAGAAATCTACATCCAAGAAAAAGGAAAACATTATGAAGAAATCCAAATTTTACGCTGAGTTCTCTGTGGACGACGCACCCGCTGCCGTTATTGAGTCCGCCGACACCTGGGACGAAATTTTAGCCATTGTCGCAGATCGGGGTCCATGGCGTCTCCGCTGCATTAAGGAATATCACGCATAACTGCCATGTAATAATATCAACACTCCTTGCACTATTTTTAACGTACCTAGATATAAGTACAACACGCAAAAAGGAGACGATATATGCAAGCACTACTTTCGAGACTAATGGAAAACCGAAGACGATCTGAAAATATAAAGATCGCAGAACAACTCCGACAATCCGAATACAAAAACGAATCGTTGGAATATGTTTATGACATGATAGTGAATAAGAAAGGCGCCTAATCGGGCGCCTTTTTTGTTTTCTATAAATACTTCAAATCGTCTTGTGAGAGGTGCTAATATGGCAGATAAAAAGAAAGAATTTGAAGGTAAAAAGTCCAAGAGCAAAAAGGAAGAAAAGGGCAAAAGTCCTCACATCGAAACTGAGCCAGTTTTGGATGAAGCTATCCTTTCTCCTATGGAAAGACGCAAACGTTCCATCACGTTTAAGAAATACGCCAAAAAGATTGCAATGGGCCGGCGTAAAGCTGAGCGCAAGGCTCCAGATAAGGAACGTCTGAAAAAGCGAGCCCAAAAACAGGCTATCAAACAGGTACGTAAAGACTTGGCTGGTGAGCGTGGCAAGAATTATGACGCTCTGGGCGCGCAAGAAAAGAGCGCAATCGATAAGCGTGTACAAAGCAAAAAGACCTTGGTAGACAGAATCGCAAAACGCATTCTACCGAAGGTTAAAAAGGCCGCAGCCGAACGCAGATCAGGTCGGTCCAAGAAGTTGGACGAGGCCTACAAGAACACACCGACCAAACGTCCTCATGAGCTATTCACCAAGGACGGAAAAATCAAGCACGACCGCCGGTTCAAAATTAACCGAAAGATTGTCGAAAATCTGGTAGTCGCTGCTAGAAAGAAGCACGAGCAGGAAAAGGATAGACTGGAGACTAAGCAAAAGCGGGAACTCCGCCGCGCCCGTGTCCAAAGAGCTAACCGAGAATTCCGAAAAGAGGACCTAGAATTTCTATCGAAGAATATCCTTGGCGAAGAATTCGCGGTAGAAACGGTGGTCGCAGCATCTAAGAAGGTTCCATCCCAGGGCAAAGGTGGCGCTGGCGAACAAGGCACAGACAAACTTGCCAAGAAATACGTCAAGGACACGCCTTATATGACCGTTGAGAAAATTGAAGACATGTCCATGGGTGAAGTTATTAAGGATTTTCAGAATTCGGATGATCCTAGGTTCAAGGGAAAATCCAAAAAGAAGCGCCGTGAAATGGCTATTGCTGCAAAGATGGCAACAGAAG